ATATAATAGAGTAAGACTATGGCTACAACTTGGACGACAGGTGGGTCAAATGCTAACAGAGGTGCTACGGGTGTAAGTAGCATGGGCGGAACCATGAAATATGGTTCCCTCGATGAGACGGAAGCATTTAAGATCCAAAAAAAGTTCCTGTCAATAGCGAAAAGATCCATGATAATGGCTCGGTTCGCACAGAAAGAAACTAAGGCTCAGAAGGAGGGGTTGGAGGTTAGATGGAAGCGGTTTGAAAAATTCGCTTTACCTCTCGTTCCGTTGGCTGAAGGCGTTAAGCCCCCAGCCGATACGTTGCTCCAGACAATCATCAAGGTAAAATTGCACCAATATGGTTCATATGTTGCCACAAGTGATGTTCTGGTTGCAGCAGCGACTGATCCTATTATTCAACAAGTCACAGAACGGCAATCAATTCAGGCTGCCGAGCTGATGGACTTTATTACATTTCTACATGCTCGGTCAGGTACTCAGGCAGCATATGCCGGTGGTACTTCACGTGCAACAGTAGATGCAGAGATTGGTGGAACTGTTGGCGATGCAGCCTCAGGACAATCAACCAGTCTTCTTGATACGGCAGTCCGCACACTGGAGTATAATGAAGCTCGCAAGATTGCGAAGCAGATGACTCCATCTCCCAAATATAATACTGAACCAGTACCTGAAGCATATGTTGCTGTAGGTCATACTGATTTACGTAAGGATATTGAGAAGCTTCCGGGCTTCATTCCTTATGTGAAGTACAGTAATAATGGTCAGCAAATGTTACCGGGAGAACTCGGAAGTGTTGGTGTGGTTAGATTCATACTTACAACTCAAGCAGCTCCATTTGGTAAGCTTCCAGATGGAACAGCCATAGTATCAACTGATATTACTGCGACACAGGGTGCTAGTTATTCACCCGGTCATACTGGTCAGTCATTTGGTACTACAACTACTACTGGAGTTGCGGATTCAAGCAACTATGGTAAGGCTGGTGCAGGTGATGCTGATGAGTATGGTGCGGTACATGGTAGTGCTACTACTTTGAAATATGAACCATCAGGTACTAATTTTGAAGTATATCCTGTTGTTATTTTCTCAGCAGAATGCATAGGGTGTGTATCACTCTCTGGTTATGATGCTGTGATTCCTAAGGTCGTAATGCCACAACCGGCAGTTACTGATCCTTTGGGACAATCGGGTTCAGTTGGATGGAAGAGCTGGTATGCTTGCCAGATCCTCAATGAAGACTGGCTCTATCGTATCGAGTGTGGAGCATCTACTATTAGTTAATAGAGGTGAATGACACAACGATTTCAGGGGTGGGTTCCGCCTGCCCCTGTCTCAGAAGCGATAAGGGAAACGAGTATAATTGAAATTAACCATCAGAGTTTTGATGGTGGCAATAATACTCTTATTACCAATGCTTACTTTGATCACTATCTTTATCCAGAAACTTTGCCGGAAAGGATATCAGTTATATTAACTGAACCATTCTTGGGTGTAGCGGCAGATATATGTATAGGAAGGGTGAGCAGAGTAAAGGAAGAAAAGGAGTTATATTTAAAATGGGTTGGGTTGCCGCAGAAACCACATTCGTTCCAGCAGCGGCCAGAGTCCATATTTCTTCCACCGGACGGATCTAATAAAACGATTCGATTAACAGTCAGGGTAAGGGGAGATAATCCTCCTTCTTCTGGTAGAATTTTATTTTTCATTAAAACGAGAGCAATAATATGAGTGGTGAATTAGCAGGAGGATTACTTCCAGTAGGGGAATATGGACATGATCTTAATAATCCAATGTATGATTCAGGACGCAGAAAAACTGTGTCTGTGCATAGTACTTTCCAGAAGGATATGGCTCTGGAAGTTGGCAAGGATTTAAAAACACCTGAAGGTTGGGGTGTTGTAGTAATTGGGTATGGTGATGATCCATCTCAGATGGGGCCAGTTACTGTTACATGGAATGACTGGGTACTAAGGTTTCCTAGAAATTCTCGCAGGGCTATACCTCCGGGTCATTTTAGTGTGCTTATGGATGCAGTTGAGAGGAAGTATCATCAGGCACAGGAAGGTGCACCATTGATTGGCTATGATGTATGCAGATATAATGTACAGGTATTAAAAACTCCTGATTCATCTAATGTTGATAAGGATAAGGTTAATGCACAGTTAGAAAGAGTTGAAGTTGCATGATTGAGTTGGTTGATATCAGGTCACGGGTAACGACTGTTCTTCAGGATTTAGAATATGTTCGTTGGACAAAGACTGAATTAAATAATTATATTCATGATGCAGTCTTGGATCTTGTGAGGACTATCAGGTTGCCTGTGGAAGACAGGAGTATAGTTATTAGTTCCACAAATTATCAAGTGGCACTTCCTTCTACACTTATGGATATAAGTGGAGGGTCAATTAGTGGTAGGGAATTACCAGTTGTTACAACCTCTGAGATGAAGAAGCTTTCTTCAGAGGGAAGGCTTCCAGCTACCACAAAGGAGGGTGAATATTCTGTAACCCAGATATTTGGTAATCCATTATGGAATTATATAGAAGACTGGACAACTGTTACAGGTGTTCCACAGGCACTTGTAATTGACCAGAAGTCTTCAGGTATTATAACTGTGTGGCCTATACCTACTGAAGAAGCAACATTAAAATTAACAGGAACATCTCGTCCACCCAGAATGAGTGATGAGGTTCCATACAAGTATACAGATACTACAAGTGCAGACAATCCTGTAGTAAGGATAATAGTCACAACTCTACAGGGTTGGATTGTTGGAACATCAACAGCATTGGTTGATGATGCAGGTATTTCATTGACTTTTGATTCCGATGGAGAAACTATTGGTAATTATACAGATACATTTGCTATTGCATCAACTGATTATCAAACTACATGTGATATAGATCCAGTATGGGTTGATGCACTTACGTATGGAACATTGGAAAGAGCATATTTAAAGGAGCATGACTTAAGGAATGTTGAGAAGAGTGGATATTTTATGAATAAGAAAATGCAACTTATAGCAGATGCTCATCGTGTTGAACCATTAAACCCTGCTTCTATAACTGGTGGGATAAACTTAAATAGAATGGTAGTGAGGAGATAATGGGAGTAAGTATAAAATTTAGGAGAGGAGATGCTGCTGAACATACTACGTTCACTGGTTCAGAAGGAGAGATTACTGTCCTGAAATCAGATGATAGTGGAGATCCTTGGAGATTAAAGGTTCATGATGGTACAGTAAGCTACACAATTCCAACAATAGATAGTGTAGATTCTTTTACTAATAAAACCATGACCAATCAAAAATGGTCTGGAACAATTAGTGATGCATCAAGTAATTTATTAGCTTCAGTTGGAACAGCTAAAGTGACTTATGCTTCTGGTTCAGTGGTATTGGATAATGCATATGCTATTGATCAGGGTACAGAGAAAACATTAGAGGCAATGATGGAAAGAGTTGCTAGGAAAAATCAAATGATACTAGGAGATTAATATGGCAGAAAGGTATATGAGGTATGCAGTCAATGTCCCGGCTACTACCGAAACAACTATATTCACAGCCCCAGAAAGTGATGATGCTACTCCTGCAGCAGCAGATTCAGTTATAATTGGATTTTTTGTGGCATCAACCGCATCGGCTGCAGGCACATTAACAGTTACTTTAACTGCCTTTTATGATCAAGCGGTTATTAAATTGGTAGATACAATACCATTACCGGCAGATACTTCGATAGATATTATGCCCGGTAAGATGGTTTTGCAGCATGGGTTAAATAATGCAGGTACTCCTGTATTGGTAGGTGATGTTATAAAAGTAACTTCAACACAAACATGTTCTGTAGTTTTGTCAACAGTTGAAAGAATTTAAGAGGTTATATGAGTAAATCTCCAGTATATATTGGTGCAGGTAGTAGTGAGTTAGCAGTTTTATCTGCATTAAATATTATTGATAATGCAAATGATATATCACTTCAGCTTCAGACAGTTGTAGAGTGGGTTTCATTAACAGATGGAACAACTGTTTTTGATTTTGTAGGTAATGCTCAAACAACTGAGTATTCCGCAAAGGAGTATGCACAGGGTACTGCTGCTACAGGTGGTACTGCAAAGCAATGGGCTTTGGGTGGAGGTTCCCATGTAGAAGCTACAGAAGTTATTACAGGGGAATATTCTGCAAAGAAATATGCAAGTAATGCTGCTGCTTCAGCAGCTACTACTGCTGGTTATGTAGATGCATTTGATGATAAATATTTAGGTTCACATACTACTGCGTCCAGAGAGGTAGGGGCAAATGTAGGAAAAGATAATGATGGTGATGCCTTAGATGACGGGGCATTATATTATGATACCACATTAGAAGTAATGAAAGTGTGGGATGATACTGGTTCTGCATGGAAACAACTTACCCCTACCACTGCAAATCAGACTCAGATTAATACATTAACTACTGGATATGATGGTACGACAACTACAAGTGGTACTAATCTTAATATTGTTCAGGTAGATAAAGTTGCAGATAATATTGCCAATGTTAATAAAGTTGGGGTAATAGATTCAGATGTAACTAAGGTAGCAGCTATTGGTACTAATGGAGCTGATGTTACTATAGTAGCAGGTATAGGTACTAATGGTGCTGATGTTACCACTGTTTCTAATATTGGGACTGATGGTGCAGATATTACTACAGTATCAAATATAGGTACTAATGGTGCTGATGTGTCAACTGTTGCTGGCATAACAGCAGGAGATGTATCTAAGGTAGCTGCTATTACGACTGGTGATGTTTCAAAGGTAGCCGTTATAACTACTGGAGATGTGAGTAAAGTAGCAGTAATTACCACAGGAGATGTAAGCAAGGTTGCAGTAATTACAACCGGAGATGTCAGTAAAGTGGCTGCAATAACTACTGGTGATGTGACTAAGGTTGCTAGTATTACAACTGGAGATGTAACTAAAGTAGCAGATGTTGATGGGGAAGTAGCTCTTGTAGCAGCAGTAGATGGTGAGATTGTATTGCTTGGTACAGCTAATATGACACATCCAACTACAGGCCACTTGGCATATCTGGGT